AGTGTTAAGAACACCTGGTTCACCGCCGCTGTCAATAACAACTCTATTAGGGTATAGATTTCCAGACTTTATTGTTGTACCGCTTCTAGATATAGTATATTGCAATGTTATTGGCACTTTACTGATAGTTGAAGAGCTAGTGTTTATATCCCTAAAAGACACGGTTGACGTTAGTCTCACTGGATTTCCGGCGCTAAGGTGCCCGGTTGCTGTAACGGAGTTTGTAGTTGATACACCAAACCTTTCTCTAAGCAACTGCCCCTGGAAAAATTCACCACTAACAAATCCAGTGCCATCTTTCTTTATAAAGAAAGTTGCATTTAAGTCTGTCTTTGCTCCAGAGCCTACCCATATCATATAGGTGCCGTCATCATGAATATCAGTGCGTGAAGCTGTACCGCTTGCTGTTACGAATCTTCCACCGTTAAATGTATTACCTGTAAACGTACCACCATCAAATGTACCACCAATAAATGCCGCTGCGTTTATTGTGCCACCATTGAATGTTGTACCTTGAATAGTTGACGCTGTTACAGTGCCTGTAAATGTTGAGTCTCTCGCTATTATCTTGCCGTCAAATATAAATTCATCATCTGCTGCTGACCACTGAAAAGCAACACTAAAATCATCAGGGCGTAAATATCTAACCTTGTCTCCAATAAAATCAATAACAGTGTTTGCAGGTTGGCCTTGGATATTTATACCGGTTACTCGATTGTTAATGTCAACGCCAAAGAATGCCCTAGCCTCTAAAGTATCTAATTCGCTATTGTATTGCGAGTTAAGGACTAGTTGAGCGCTGGCAAAATCCTCGTTATTATCAACTCTAGCTTCAAGTGCGTTTATTGCTGTGGCATTTCCATTTGCTTGCAAGCTAACCGCTTGTATATTTGTCGCATTAGCGCTTGTTGCTGACTCTGTATTTGTAACTCTGGTATCAAGAATACTTAAACCTGTAGCATTTCCATCAGCCAAAACTTCAACTTGGTCTATTCTTGTTACAGCTGAGTTAAGATTGCCATTAACCGAGTCAATCTCAGCGCTAGTTTGCTCAAACTGTTGCTTGCGAATCCTTTCTTCACTTGTTATATCTTCAACGCGCTGAAAATTATCGAACTCACCAAAAACGCCTTGTGAAACAGAATCAATTAAATCCTGAAATGTAAAAGCTTCATCACCAAACTCAAGCGCATCTAACTTATCATTTGCATCGTCAATTTCTTGCTGTATTGGCCATAAAAATGGCTCAAGCTGAGTGCCTGTTGCTGTAGTTGTAGCTGTTGCACTAACCCAGCCAGATGTACCAAGAGGGTTAATTGATCGGGCAAATATGGTGTACTCATTTAATGGGATTAAACCGGTAAGCGTAAAGCTTGCGCCTTTTGCCTTTGGCTCTGGCGTGTAACCCGTACCATCGCCTAATGTATAGTCATACTCAAATGTGGTTCCCAAACCAAAACCAGCAAGCACAGGGAAGGCGTCAATTTCAAAATCACGCGCTACCAATGTTATTGATGTTGGTGTAGCGGGTATTGCTAAAGTTGCCGCAAGTGTTGCCGCAGGGGATAGTGTGCCAAGTGTGCTTATTGCGTAAACAGTAAATACGTAATCTCCAATATCAAGTAGTGGCACTGAGTAGCTTTTACCTCGCGTATTATCTTGTATGATTGTTACTCCTTGTTTGGCTACTGACACCCTGTACTGCTCTATAAACGCATCATCTACACTTTGCCATGTTAGCTCGCCAGTAGTTGCTAACGTACCGTCAAGCGTTAACTGCAAGCCTGTTGGCGCATCTATTTCTGTTGGCTCACCAAGGAATGTGCCACCCTCTCTATCTTCATATGCAACGCTAGCCCACGGGTAAGCGCTGTTTTCATGCTCACTTAATGAAAGTGAAACCTCACCTGTCGGAGCAAGTGTTTTTTCTCTGATTCTAAATGGCTTTGCTTGCCATCCCATTGTGTAATTATCAACGCCAACAACATCACCTACTTGATACTGGATGCCACGCGCTTGCATTGATAAAGATAATGCACCGGTAAATCTTGAGCGCCTAGCTAGTATAGCAGCCATTTGCAGGGCTTCTGCTTTGTTGTCAATACCGTCAAACGTGAATGATTTTTCAAGCTCGCGACCGCCGTCCTCATCTAGCCATGTTTGATAAATTGGATCGTCATCAGCAGGGTAAAATGCTTCTTCTTTTTCGTATTTGCTGTTTCTTGAGTTATATTTAATTGTTACCCGGTTATACCTATCGTTAATTCCGCCAGAGCCAAAATTAACGGGGCCAATAATATCCTCCTCAGTAATTACATCAATTATGCTTTCTTCTTTCTCAACCTTTGGAGACAGAATATAATCAGGCGGCATTATACCTCTAAACGTGCCTAGCAAGCGCTTAGTGTTGTTAAATACATCTGGGCCAGTATCAATAATGATGTTTGCAGTGAATCTGTTTATCTCACTTGTTATGGTGCCAGGGGCTAGGTTGATGTACTGGTTTGTTTCTCTGTCGTAGTAGCTGCGGCTTAAAGTTTCGGTTGCGTTTACTTTTGTGTCACAGAAGTTTGCAGCGCTAACAAATGCAGCCTCATCTATTCTAGATGGATCAAGTCCTTTCCCGTATATTGGATTTAATAAGTAGTCACGCAAGCACATTGCTGGGTTAGTGCTAAATTCAACTAATCCACTTCTTGTGTCTAGTATTTTAGTCCCTTTGATTATTGCAGTTATTTGCGGCTCGCCACGCCAAACCTTTTGCTCTTTATCGATAATAAGCTGAATGTAGCAATAAGCTAGACCGCTCATTTTATGTGAGTTAGTCCAGTTCGGTATGTTTGCAACAGCATCAGAATCAGCAGTTTCACCGTCAACACCTAAGTGCCTGTTTATTTTTAGCCAAGGGTCAGTGGCGGACTTTCTGAATTTAGGATCGTTTTCTGACACATCATCAAAAAACAACTCTTCTATACTTTCAATCTCACCCTCAGCAAATGCAACTATTAAGTTAAGCGTGTCGTTTTTTGCGCCGCCATCTCTGTCAGTTACATACTTATGAACTACTATCCCGCCAACTTTTTGACGACCATAAACGACTGGGATGTTATGGTTAGACCCCTCGCGCATAACTTGAATCGCGCGCGTATCTTGCTTTATGTCAGGCGCAAGAAAATCAAAAACCTTTTTTAGCGGCTTTAGGATTACACCGATAACTTTAAATAAACTACTTAATAATCCCATTTACGCGCCCCACTTTAGTTCTGGTTTAACTTGGCTAGCAAATTCCATTGATTTATCATTAGGGAAAAACTTTTGCATAGAGCCGTTTGTTGTGTTTCTTCCTGCTGATTTTTCCCAGTCTGAGAATGGGCCAGCAATATCTATCTGTATTTTAGTATCGTTTAACTCATCAGAAATTGAGAATGATGTAGTTGTTCCCCAGGTTAAAAGTATCTTGCCAACCAATTGACCATCATCATTCAAGTATCCGCGATATATTTTAACCGGTCTTTCTATTTGATTGTTCTGTAGCATAATGGCAACTATTGATTGCTCTGATGCGCTAAACGTTATTGATGTGTTATTAACCGATAGCTCATCAGTTTCTTTTGCCCCATCAATATCAAGCAGTATGCCGTTGCCTAAATACAAATCGCCGCTGTCATCAACATCAAACATAACCTCTGTTAATCTTACAGTTAACCCGTTTAGTTGCATTTCTATTAAATGGCAAAAATCATGATCGCCATTTATCGCATCAATTACATCTTGAGGTAAATTTAACATTAAAGCACCTCCACCAAATCTAACGAGTAAACTTTAAACCTAAAATTAGCACTCATGGTGCCGGTGCTTATGTTGTCGCGAAGTCTAACTGTAAATTCAGGCTGGTAATCGATAGTGCTACCAATAAAGTGATCGTTTCTTAGCTGTGGGAATATAGTTAACTTATCAGCTGGCAAACCGTTGATATTCTCTTTCTCAACCTTAGTCACCATATAAACTTTTGTACCACCAAAAAGGCGAACAAAGAAACCAGCATCATCAACGGTAAGTAAGCTATTTCTTGTTGCATAGACTGTGCTTGAGCCTTTTAAAGAGTTAGCAATTATGGTTGTTGTATTTAGTCCATCTGGCGCGGTATTGTGAGTAGGTATTCGCCAAGTAAATGTGTTGTAGCTACCATTCAAACTATACAAAAAAGCATCAAACTTTTTATAGTTATCAGAGAATACATGGCCAGTTAATAAAAACTCCCACCTTTGAGATGGTAGGCGTCTTTTTCTTTGCACCAAACCTTGAGACTCACTTGAGTAAACTGGCGTATTGCTGCTTATTCTTAAATCAACATCACGTTTAAAGTAATCTGGAAAATCAGCCATTAGTATTGCTCACCACGGTTATTTTTATCTGCTCTAATTATACCAACAAACATATCAGCATTACGAACAACCATTTGCTTGAATGTATCATCAGTCATTTCTTGCATATTAAAGTTTATATTGTACTCACTTGATTGACCGCCAGAACCAGCTTTATCAAGCGGCGTAATATTGGCGTTTTTAGTATTCATCAAGTAGTCTTTACCACCTTGGCTATACACTTCTGGTACACCTGTTTCGTTTACGCGGTACATACCATTTGATACTGGCCCACCGTATTGCCTACCACCCATTAATGAAGGTAGAGCCGCAGCTGCTGCTGATACTGCAGCTATACCTGCAAGTGCTGGACCTGAGTTTGCACCAAAGCTTGCTAATGATGTTGCCGCAGCCAATGGAACCGCCGTGCTTAATACAGTTGCATTTGCTGCTGTTTGAGCTGTTGCCGCTGTGCTACTTGCAATTGCAGATGCTATACCTTGTTGTATTATTGCGCCTACAACTTGAGTTAATATTGTTCTGGCCAACCCTTTGAGTGCATCTTCACCATCTTGCGCGCCTAAAACTATATTACCTAGCGTTCCAGCTATTTGCGTATCAAGGTTGCCAAAGGCATTTTCCATAAACTGATTGGTTTCGCCTTGAAGATTGCGAATTGCATCTTGCTTTTCTTTCTCAAGTTGCACTCTTCTATCAGCGTAAGAGCCTTCTATTTCAATCTTTTGCTCTTCTGCTTGATTTAATAGCTCAAGCTCTTGCTGGTATCTTGCTTGTATTTCTTCAAGTGGCGTTAAACCAATACTTTGCACTTGCGTTGTTAGTGTTGCTTTTCGCTTATCTTCTTTTGATGTACTGTCTTTGCTTTCTTTATCGAAAAAAGAATCAAGCTCATCATTAACTGACTTTATCGCTTTAGCAGATTCTTCTGCATCCTCTTTGGTTTTCTCAAGCTCTTTATTGTAATCAAATAAAGATAACTGGGCGGCAACTTGATCATCATTTAAGCCTTTAAGCTGCAAGCCAAATTTAAACGCAGCCCTTTCACCCTCTTTCAATCTAATTGCATTAATAACAAATTCGTTAGTTAAATCTTTTATTGTTGATGCGTTTTTATCAAAGCTATCAGTTACACCGTTAAGTGAATTATTTAAAGCCTCAAGTGTTAACTGACCTTCTTTATACTTTTGTACTAAATCTGTAATTGTTGCAGATAGCTCTCTACCTGCTTTTGTATTTTGCCCTGCGCTAGTTGAGAATAAATCAAGACCTTCAATTAGCTGCCTCACACCCTGCTCTTTTGCTTCCTTGCTTGAGTAGCCTAAATTCTTAATACCTTTATCAATTAGGCTTATGCCTGTAATGGCATTCTTAATGCTGCCAGCTTCCTTGTTAAACTCCTCTAAGCTTATCTTTCCAGCATTAAAATCAGCTGATAGCTGCTTTAGTTTCTTCTGGTCTTTATCGCTTATTACTTCACTTATAACACCGCTAGAAGTTTGATCAAATAAAGTTCCCGCTTCTTTCCATGCATCACGCATTGCACCGGCGTTGTTTTTTAGCGCCGAGGTTTGCTCAGCTAGTGCATTTTGTAATTTAATTCTTGTTAGTGCTTCCGATATAGTTGAAAGCTTGCGCATTTCTTCTGAGTAGTTGGCAACTCCGTTTGCGCCTATGGTTATTACAGCCTGCACTCGCTCTATTGATTTCTCAAGCTTTTGCATGCTCGTTGTTGTGTCAATTAATGCCGTACCCATCGCACCAAGTATCGCAACAACGGCACCAATAGCGCCGGCAGCAGCACCCATACCAACAGCCATTTGCGGGAATTGCTGAGCAAATATAACAAACGGACTAGTCCCCATTTGCGCCTGCACTGCAATATCTTGAATTTGATATGACATATTAGTCATGTTTGGCATTGCAGATTTAACAGCTTGGTTTGTTTTGTTTATCTGTGTGTTAAGCGATGTAAACCCGCTTTGTGCAGTGTTAGCAAGACCTCTGTACTGCTGCGTGGCATTAACAACAACTTTGCCGTTGGCATTCATTACCTGGCCCATGCTATTTATGGTTCTGCCAAGGTTTTTTTGTGACGTTTCAAAGTCACGAACGGCTTTGTCTGCTTTATCAAAAGCTTTAACTTGGTTTGTTATTGATTTATTTACAAGTCCCTCAGCTTTTAGCATAGATGCTGTTTCTACTTCTACCTCGTACCTTATTGCACCTAGATTCTCTGCCATATCCAAACTCAACTTAAAAATGATAAACTAAACGCATTATAACACAGCTAAAAAGGCTTTCATTAATGCTAACTCGTTACGGTTTCGGCGCAATTTATATAGACGGTAAAGAATATAAAATCAGTCCGACTTTTCAGAATATAGATAAACTAGGCGCGCCATCTGAAATAATAGAAACGTTTACATCGTTTTTTAATTGCCCGTCTATTAATTGGCAGTACCATAGAGCAGTTGAAATACTTCAAGCGTGCTGTGAGCCAAAGCTACCAGATAGTGCAACAGGCAGGTTTAAGGTTTACGAAAATGGCAAGTTAAAGTTAATTAACCCGCCTAGCCAAGAATTTATGCACGACATAATTGTACTGGCCAGCCACTGTTTAAAGCATGGCGTAATAGGCGTTACAGGTAATGAATCAGAAAGCGAAGGCGAGCAGATTAAGGAGTTTGATGTTTATTTCTATATCGGTCTAGCGTGTGAGCATTTACGAAAGTCACGCGAAGAAGCGGCGGATATGACGCTAACAGAGTTTTTAATGGCGTGGGATATTAAATTCCCAGAAGCTAAGAAGAAGCGTGATGAGCGACTAACTAAAGCTGAGCAGCAAAGGCTAATGGATTATCAAGACGAGTTAGATAGAAAAGCCGCCCTAAAAAGAGCGGCCAAAGAGCCTAAACAATAGGCTCTGATTGATACGTGGCGTTAGCATCATCATAAGTAGGGATGGCTGTAAAGGTAAATTCACCTGTGCGGTTTCCCTCATTCTCAGCGCTACGACCTAGTGACGTAACGTTACAGAAGTAATAACGATACTCTTCCAATAGCGGGTCAAGAATACGCACCCATACGCTAGGCTGGCGACCTGCTTGCACTTCTGTAATGTAGTAAGTACGTAAAGCTTGTTGTGAGCTTACGTTAACCACATCTTTTGCATCAAGTACGCTAGCAGTAATTTCAATATCACTACCAATAACAGTTGTGTCTGTGTAAATACCGCTTGAGTCCGTATTGCTTGTTACTGTACGCGGTGTTAAGTTTTCGCCGCGCGTTTCAACAAAGC